GATTTTTGGTAAAGTTGCGTCTATACCATTTATTTTACCATCTTTGTGTTTTTTATGAATCGGATCATTTATATCAACATAAACCTTAAAATATCCTGATGGTTTGTATTCTGTATCTGTACCGACAATATTTTCATCATACACACCCATTTCTTTCAACAACATTAGTCCAAAACTACTGCTGGGTGCTCTTATAGTCATTATTGATACCTCGCTATATTAACTGGCATTTCAATACCACCTAGAACTCTCACAAATTCTGATAATGATAAACTAAATGCTTTTTCCCAATCTGACATAGGAACTTCTGAAAAATTTGACCTTACGTATCCGTAGAGATATTTATGGTATCCTGTGATGACTGTTGGATCATCATTATTATCAATATACCTCATAATTGCCATTCTGTTCGCTGGTTTTGTGTAATGAAGGTTTATACCATAAAAAGCACCTGATTCTGTTGCCAGAACATAGCATAAGGGGTGCTTATCGTAGAAAGGCAGGGTTTCTTTATACTTTGCAGAGTATCTAAACAATAAAAGTTTTCCCGGACTGACTCCCGATGGTTGAGTGTTGAGTAGACTAGATGCCAAGTTCTTTCTCCGTGATTATTTGAAAATTCCACTTACGATCTTTGCAGAATGATTTTGCTGCTTCCCATTTTGCTTGATTCTTAGCAAATTCATATACCTCTGCTATGTATTTTTTAGTTCTTTTTTTCTGTATCGTAGGACCTTTGACCTGTTTTTCTGGTTTCACTTCAATCAATCTTTCCTCTATTTTGCCAGTAGAACTCTTCATTTTGACATAAAAATCAGGAAAATATCTATGATAACGATTGTCGATTGGTGATTTGTATGGTATTACTACCTCTTCACTAGACCATTTTAATATGTTCACATTACCATCACACCAACGCATGAATTTCAGTTCCCATAAAGAGCGATATATCACTTTTGTGGGATCACCTTTATACTTATTAGGGTTGGAAGGTCTAAACTTCCCCTTATATGACATACATAGTATATACTGTTCATCTATTTAGATGCCAAATTCAAGAGTTTTTTCAAAAGATAGATTTTATTTGAGAACCGAGGAACTACTAAACCTCGGTGGGCTTAAAAACGCTGTGCCTGCATTTAATAATGTATATGACGTTTACATAAATTTTAATACACAAGAAGGGAAACCAAATCTCATGGAGTTTTTGAGACAGCATGTATTGATACCTGCTAATAATTACCCCATTGAACCCGGAGATAATCTAGCACTATTCTGTTCTGAAGCGGTTTTACCCGGATCATCATTGCAAACTGCTGCTGTAAATGGTTTGAGGCAGGGTGTGACCCAAAATTATGCTGTCTACAGAAGATATCCCGACTTCAACCTTACCTTTTATGCTCAAAAAGACTATTTCACCCAAGAAATATTCAATGGGTGGTTAGAATATATTTCACCTATACAAATAGAAGATCGTAATCATGGATCTATTGCTCGTCAAAGAAGCAGAGATAATGCATTCAAGAAATTGAAATATCCCAGATCATACAAGTGTGAAATGGAGATTACAGCATTTAGTTCAGATTTCTTGATGCCTGAGTCAAGACAGAATAAGGAATCGGAAGTTAATAAAAGAACTCCTAATTACATTACTTACTACATGAAAAACTGCTTCCCATCTAACATGATCGCTGCTCCATTAGCATATGGTAATGCTGAATTGGTCAAAACTACGGTTTCATTCAAGTATGACTACTATACTATTGATAGGGGTGCTAGAATCGATGATGAAGATGAAACTTTGAGAGAAAAAGCGAAAAACTTAATAAGTCCCTTTATGCTTGCTATATAATATACTGAATTAGTAAATTATGCCATTACCAAAGGTTTCAACACCGGTATTTGAACTAGATCTTATATCGTCCAACAAAAAAGTAAAATTTAGACCTTTTCTTGTAAAAGAAGAAAAATCACTTCTCATAGCACTGGAAAGTGGTGAAGAAAAAACCATTATCAATACCCTAAAAAGTGTATTGAAGTCATGTATATTGACTCGTGGTATCAAAGTTGAAGACTTACCTAGTTTCGACTTAGAATACTTATTTCTAAACATCAGAGGAAAGTCAGTTGGAGAATCTGTAGATTTGATGATTACCTGTCAAGATGATGGTGTCACACAAGTCCCACTTACATTACAGATGTCAGATATAAAACTAGATATACCCGATGATCACACTGATACTATTGATTTAGGCGATGATCTACATATAAAATTGAAGTATCCATCATTCACACAGTTTGCTGAAAATAATTTTTTAGCATCAAAAGTCAAGGGGGATCAATTGATTGACAAGGCATTTGAAAATGTTTGTGATTGTATAGATCAAGTTTACAATAGTGAAGAAGCATGGTCTGCATCAGACTGCACTAAGAAAGAATTAATGGAGTTTATAGAGCAATTGAGTTCTAATCAATTCCAGTCAATAGAAAATTTCTTTACTACCATGCCAAAATTGGTATACAAAACTAAAGTGAAAAACCCTGAAACTAAAAAAGATAATGATATTGTAATTGAGGGTTTATCAAATTTTTTCGCATAATGATGTATCATGATTCTCTAGAGAATTATATGCAAAATAACTTTTCATTATTACAACACCATAATTGGAGTTTGAGTGACATAGAGGGCATGATACCGTGGGAGAAGCAAACTTATATAAAGATGCTTCAAAATTACATAGAAAAACGTAACTTAGAATACGAACAGGCAAAAAATGAATGATCAACCAAATCCAAGAATGATCATGAGGGGAGGTATGATGCTCCCAGAGGATATGGTGCGTTCAAATACTCCTTTTATCCCCACAAGAGAACAACAAAATCAAACTGCCACCTCTGCAAAAGTGGGAGCGAAACCTTTGTCTCAAAGGATGTCTGAAGCATATGATAGAATGAAAAATAATGAAAAGAAAAAAAGTAATAAAATATCGAGAAAAGATACTGTTTTGCTTGGTAAATTAGTTTTAGAGATAGAGCAAGTAAAGAATAATTTGAATTCTATAGAAAATGAATTCAGAAGCACATTTAGAAAGAAAGCAGAATTAGACAAAAAAGAGAATGAATTATTAAAGGAGGAGAAGGAAAGACTAACAATACTAGGGGCATCTTTTAGAGGATTCAGAAGGAGACTTGGAGCTATCAGTGCTCTTTTAGCAGGAAAACAATTCCTTGAAGGTGATTTGCAAGGAGGATTTCAAAATACTGCTATTGCTCTAACATCATTCCTTCCTGATATAATAAGGATTGTTAGTGGTGTCGTTTTAGCAAGAATGTTGCTTAGTGGTAGAGGTATGGGTGCTGCAAGAGGTGTAGCAACAGGTGGTGGTAGAGGAGGTTTGTTACCAATGCTTTTAGCAGGTGGGGGACTTCTTACTGCAGGCACAGCGTTAGGGTCAAGAGGTAGTGGCGATCAAAGAAGAATGGAGTTGACAAGAAGGCAAGCGATCCCTCAATTATTGTCTAGAAATGATGTGAGGAGGTTTAGAGCATCTTCTACAAGATTTGATAATATACTAACAGGAATGGATGATAAAAAAAATCTAGAAATTAATCCAAGAACTGCACTCGAAGTGGGCGATAAAATAAAAGAACCTAAAGGATTCGTTGAAACTGCAAAAGATTATGGTGGTAAAGTAACTAATTTCTTCAAAGGTGACAACCCCATAGATATGACCGAAAAAGCACTTGAACAATATGGATATAATAAGGATGATTTCAAATTAGTCCCACAACCTGACGGTACTTTTAAAGTCTTACCTAATACTGATGGAACAGAATCCAGTTCAAACAATATAGAAGAAGACACCATAGAAAATATAGATCCTAAAGAGAAAAATACAGTACCAGAAGGTGCTTTTGGTATTGGGTCTAAAAAAACTGATGACTTTACAGAAAATGAAAAATCAAGAAATTTTGCAGATATATTCGGAAAAGATAAATTAATTAATCTCTTGCCTTATGATGAAATAGGTATTGTAAACAATAATAATTTTTTTACTACGGAAGGAGATGAAATAGGTATTGTAAACAGTAATAATATTCTTACTACGGAAGGAGGAGAGAGTAAAAATAATATTATTACCATAGGGTCAGAAGATAAACAAGTTTCTACAGGTAATGATACACCGACGACAAACTCTAATGTTCATGTGAAATCAACTTTCAGTGATAATAGCAAGATATCATATATTCTTGAGTATGGAGCAGGGGCAGTCGTATGAATTTAGAATCTCTATTGAATAGAAGACCTACATTACTAGAGTCTACTAAAAGGTTGACATCTTTAGTTCTAAAATATAACAGACAAGAGATTGAAGCAAAATCTCTTTTGTTGAAACAAAGAAAAGAGACATCTAAGCAAAGAATTAAGACTTTTAGAAACATTCAGGCAGATGCAAATCGTGAAGATAACACAAATGATCTTTTATCTGGTGGTCTTGCTACCGGAGGTGGTCTGTCACTCCTTAGAGGAAAAAAGGCTGCTAATAACATAAGACCTTTCAGGAGACCTATCAAACCCGGAAGATTAGGTGGTCTTAGTAGAATAAGTAGAATAAGTAAAGGAAGTGTTATTACCAATACACTCTTTGCAGGACTTGATTTTGCAAATAGAAAATCAGCAGGACAAACAAATCTACAGGCAGGACTGGGAGCAGGTGGTGGAGCAGCAGGAGGTATTGCAGGTGCTGCGATAGGACAGGCACTTATACCAATACCGGTGTTGGGTGCTCTTATAGGTGGATTTGTGGGAGCAAATATTGGATCTAGTCTTGCTGATCGTGCTTCAGGAGTCACTGGCGGTGATTTTAGAAGATTGCAATTAGAAAGGGAATCTGTCAGACAGTCACAAAGAACAGAATTCACAGAGGGATTAGATAGATTTGATAGTGCATTAGATAAATTCAAAAAATACGATGATGATCTTGAAGCATTCATATTACGAGCGACTGGTAATGATGATAAAGATCAAGGATTTGTCCCTATAATCCCTATAAGGGGTGGTGGTGCTACTCAAGCACAGATAGATTCAGCTTATGCAAAGGGTATACAGGTTGGTATCGGTGGTCTCGCTTTGACAGTTTTAGGAACAGCAGTAGCAATCAAGACAGGTGGGTTAATCCTTGGTAGTGGTGCTCTTGTTAAGTTGAAGTCACTCTTTGGTTTTGCATTAGTGAAGAAAACAAAGGTAAAAGTTTTATTGAAAAGATTATTTCAGGTAACAACAAAACCAAAACCAAATGTAATTCCAAAAACTCCGAAGATAACTCCAAGAACGATAAGATTAGAAAAAAATGATACTCTTAAGCTGATAAGAGATACCTTGAAAAAAGTAAGAGCTAAAGATCAGGCAGAAAGTGTAGAAGAATTAGAAAAAGTATCGCTAATCTTGAGGTCTATAAGAAAGGGTATCGAGTCAAGGGCAGGAGGAGAATTATCTAAAGGCAATAAAGCAAATTTCGAGGCTTTTAAAAAAGTTATAAAAGCATATGATAAGGAATTGAAGATCATAGATAGGGCAATCAAGTTTATCAAAGGAAAACCTGATCTCAATATACAAAAAGCAATCGAGGCAGCGAAAAAAGGTTTAAAGATAGAAAACATCAAAAGCAGAATTGAAAAATTAGAAAATCTGAAATCTAAAGTTGAAGGTTCATCTGAAAAACCGAGAACTGGAAGATATATCAAGAAGAAAAGTGGTAACACAAAAGTAAATATGAATAAAAACAAAAATAAAGTGAGTAGTACAATCATAAAAGAGGGAGATAATTTTATTGCCTTGAATTTGCCAAGTAGTCCAACCATAATCGGGGATAACTTTGATCCTTACATATCGTCTCTAAATATCATCAAGGCGTATAGTGAGCAAACAGTATAATGGCGAGTTTTGCAAGAGGATCAACAATAGAAAAAATTATAGTGAGAAATCCTGATGACACAAAGGATCAAGATCTAACTTTGCAGGTCGGTCCTATGTCATTTTACGAGGATATCATCGATGCATCATTTCACATAGAAATTATGATTGCTGATGTTTTTGGGTGGTTAGAGAGTTTTCCAATAAGAAGTGGTTCAAAAGTTTATCTTCGCATAAAGACTGCTACTGGTGTTATAGACTTTAGTAAGGAAGAAGAACCATTATATATCAGTAATATTAAGGTAGCAGGTTCTTCAAACAAGAGAGAAGTTTTTGTAATGCAACTTGAGTCTAAAGCAGCGTTCACTAATCATTTGAAGAGACTGACTAAAAAATACAAATCTTCTACAAATGAAGTTATCAAAGAAATATTGACAAAAGTTTTAGAAGTTCCAGAGACTAGAGTGAAAGATGATAACATAGAGAAACCAACCAATAAAATAGAATTTTTGGGTGTTTATAAGAGACCATTACAAACATGTGTAGGATTAGCAGTCAAATCTGTGCCTAATAATCATAGTAGTAAAATACCAACTAAGGGTGGATCAGGAATGTTTTTCTGGGAATGTCTCGATGGTTTTAGATTTCAGAGTCCCGATCAAATTTTTGATAATGCGAAGAAAAATAAGGACGATGTATTCACATATGTGAAAGCTGGTGCATTTAATGCTCTTGATCCTGATAATAATTTTCATATAACAAATGAACCCGTATGGAATAATAATCATAATTTGTTTGAAAAACTTTCCATGGGACAATATAATTCTCGATTAGGATTATTTGATTCATCTGAAAGATCACATGTGGTGGTTGATAGAGATAGTCTAGCAAAACATGATTATAATGCTGATAAGGATGGAGATGAATTATCTAACTCTGAATATTTTCAACCAAAAGAATTCAGTACAGATTCGTCAAGATACATGCTTTTAGTCAAGGATGAAAGATTGTTTGATAATTCTGACGAACAGGATGAAAATAGCAAAACTTCTATGGAACATGTAGAATATGAAGCAAGGAGACTATCACGCTATTCTGCATTATTTTCTCAAACATTGGAGATAACAGTCCCCCTAAACGTACAATTACATGCAGGATCTGTTGTAAACCTTAAGTTTCCTAGAATAAATATAGATAAACCCAGTGGTGGTGAAAACAATCCTGCTTCTGGACTGTATATGATCAAAACTCTGTCTCATAAATTTAGTTCAGAAGGTGACTTCACCGGTATGCAATTAGTTAGAGACGCTTACACTAAACTATCATGAAAAGTATCGAAGATCACATAGCACACGACAAAGAAATTATAGCTGACCCTATTGCAAGTCCTGCTGCTAGAAGACATGCAAAAGAAGAATTGCATGAATTAGAAGTATATCAGAATCATCATCCAGAAGATCATCATGATCCTAATGCACTTGAACTATTCTGTGATATGCATCCAGATGAACCTGAATGCCTTATATACGACGACTAAATGGCAGTTGAAACCCGTCTAAATTCAATAAACTTTGCCGGACTCGATGGATTTCCATACTTCAGAGGACAGGTGACAACTGATTCTGCATGGCGTCAGCACTCTGTGAAGTATGGATATAGAGTCAAGGTGAGAATTTTTGGAGTTCATCCCCCAACTGAAGAGGTGCCTGACTCTGAATTGCCATGGGCACATGTCATTATGTCATGTAATTTTGGTTCTGGTAAAGCATTTGCTGGAACATCCCTAAATTTTCAAGGCGGTGAAACTGTTATAGGTTTTTTTGCTGATAACGATAAACAGCAACCAGTCATTTTTGGATGTTATCAAAGTGGAGCGTTTCACGATAACATAATAGCATACCCAGAAAATGCTGATGGGTCTACTATGTTTTATGAGATGGAAGCAAGCAGTGAGTTGGTTCTTGGTGAGAACAACATGCCTGTAAATCATGGAGACCCAAAAAAACTTAATGGAATTCCAGACAGAAATAATCACCTTCCTAATGGAAAGACTACCAAACAAAGAATTATCGATGAAGAAAATATCATAGTTAGGAAAGCACAAAAATGTAAGGGTGGTAGTGGATTTGGAAATGATATAAGTAGAGCACTCGCAACTTTTGTAGAGGTGGCAGGAAAATATGAAAGTCATCAAGACGCTTACATTGATCCTGAGATGGATGAGATGCGAGATATTCAAAAACTCGTAGGTGAAACAGCACAAGTCATATCAGATTCATATTCTCAAGTTATAAGACTATCACGAAGTTTTCTATTTGCTAAGATCGCTGAGTTGAGCGAGGACATGATGGGTTTCATGCAACTTGATAGTTTACTGAAGGATATTTCTGTGAAAAAAGCGAAGGATTCAATCTATTGCTTGTTAGAAAATATCATCAAGAGTCTAAAAAATACCATAAAAAATTTCTTGACAGGATTGTTAGGTAAACTAGTGCAAGCACCACTTTGTGCAGCAGAACAGTTTTTAGCAGGATTGAATAGCAGAATGTTCAATGAGATCGAAAATGCAATTGGAGATGATATGAGTTCATTGTCTGGTTTGCTTGGTCCGACAATCGGAAACTTCATGGGATTTATGGATAAGGCAATGAGTTATGCTCAGATAGGTTTGGCGTTACTAGAATGTGAAGGTCAAGAATGTGATCCTGAACCATATGATTGGGCATTGAATTTTGGTGCAGACAAACAACAAAAACTTGATTACAAAAAAACTATTGATATATCCTCAAAATTCAATGTTGCAGGAATCGGTAAGTCTGTATCAGATGGAATTGATAAGTTCTTTGGTTTAGATGATGATGATGTTGAAAATGCAGAATATGTAAAAGATCTTCTTGGTTCTTGTCCTATTCTTAATAAAGAATGTGGTCCACCTAAAATTGAAATATTTGGTGGTGGCGGATTTGGAGCAGCAGCAAATGCTGTAATCAATGAGTTAGGAGAGATAGTGGGTGTTAATATGCAGTCACTGGGTGTGGGATATACGGAAAAACCTTTTGTTAGTATAGTTGACAATTGTGATGGAAGAGGAGCAGAGGGTGAAGCAATACTTGAGAATGGTAAAGTCATTAATATAATAATAAGAAATGGTGGTGGAGGATATCAAGTTCCAGATGAAGTTTCTGATGCTGACGGTATAGATGTGGTTGGTGAGATTGAAGGTGTGGAGATTATAAGGACTGGTAGAGATTATGAATCTGGAGATCTCATAACTAGTGATTGTGGCACTCTAGAACCAGTTTTAGATGGCACAGGTAGAATCGTTGGTGCTAATGTTGTGCATGCTGATCTAGGTTGCAAAGTCATTCCAAAACTTAGAATAAAGAGCGATACTGGTTATGGAGCATTGTTGAGACCCATTATGAGATATAAGAAAGTAGAGGATTATGATTCAACGATACCTCTTGATAGTAATCTTATAATGAAGGTTGTTGATTGTGTGAGTTCGTACTGATGGCAAGAGAAAGAAAATCTCCACCTATGATTATAAACACACCTGAAGATGGTTTTCTTCGGGTTGGTTTGATGACTGGTCCTACTAATCGTCCCGATCAGGTTCAGTTGGCAGGGGGTTGTGGAACAAGTCTTAGAATTTTTGAAGATGGTGGGTGGGAACTAAGATCCGTAAACAAAAAAGGAAAGGAGAACAAAGAAGGTTGTAATATTATAGCAAGAGGACCGGGTGGATTACATATTAAATCAGATAAGGATATTAATATAGAAGCAGCAGGTTCTTTCAATGTGACTGCAAGAGAAATTAATATGAAGACCACTGGTGACACTGATGGGGACTTTACAGTTCATGCGAATAGAGATATAATGTTGGATGCAGCCAATAATTTCAAGACATTTGGAACAAAGTGTATAATTTCAGCAACAGAAACCATGGTCACTCATTCAAATGGTTGGAATTTTATCATGGGAAATCCAGTTTATGTCTATGAAAAAAAATCAAAACTCATACCCTCCGGCATAAAAAGTTTCGTAGAAGACTTCTCCAAACAATTCACATTATGATTTTCTTTTCTATTATATTATCACTCTTTGCTAATCATTTACCAGTGATGTATGTTCAAGTGCCTCAGTGGGCAGATGATTGGGCAGTTTGTGCTGTAGATATACCTGATGCTAAATGTCATTGGTATGTCATGGCACCTGACAATACCTTTGGTGAAGGATTCGATTGGGAAGAAGCACCTTGGTTTGATGCGACAGGACTAAATGATGTAGCACCAATGCAAAAAGAAACAGTTGTACAAAAACTTCAGAAAAGATAATGGAATCACCAGAAGTATCATCGGGTAAAATTTATATCGGTCAATCTCTACCGGTAAAACTCGATAAATCAATCACTACTAAGAATGGAGACAAACCTTATGATGGCACGTTAGCAGTCACAGGACCTGCTTTCATAGGTGGACACTCTGCAAATGCTAAAGGTGTATTGAATGTTGGAACAGATCTAGGGGATTTCAAACCCGGAGTTGCAGGTAGAGCATTAGATGTTGAGGGTGATGTAAGGATGGTAGGGTCATCTAAAGCATTATCTGTGAAAGGTGATACCACACTTGACGGTGATGGGAAAGTGACTGGCAATCTTAGAATAGATGGCACCATGTCTGCAGGAAACGCAACATGGTCTTCATCAATTGTTGGTACAACTAAACTCTTTGATATCGAACATCCAACTAAAGGAGAGGGATATCGTCTTGCTCATGCTTGTCTTGAAGGTCCGGAACATGGTGTATATTATCGAGGAAGATTGACAAAATCAAACACAATTGAATTGCCATCCTACTGGAAAGATCTGGTGCATGAAGATAGTATGACCGTTCAGGTGCAACCAATCGGATCTACTCAAAAAATTATTGTCATGGAATTTGACACTGAAAAAATAATCTTATCTGGTAACACAGATTGTTTTTTTCATGTCTATGGTGAAAGAAAAGATGTGAATTCATTGGTTGTTGAATATGAAGGTAATGGCAAATTCTAAGTAGATAAATAAAAAGAAAATTCATTATGCATTACACTACAAGTGGAAAAGTTCACACCGATGGAATCATAGAATTACCAGAAGATTGGCAAGGTAAAATCAAACCAGAAACAATTTCTGTACAACTGACTCCTATAGGGACATATCAGGAATTGTATGTAAAAGAGATACAGTGGGGAATGAAAGTTATAATAAGAAACGGTGGTGGTGGCACATTGAATGCTTATTATACTGTTACTGCAGAACCAATTAAAGTTGAAGAAGAAACAGAACCAGAGTGGCACTATCGATTAAGAGTTGCATAGTGAATATGAATGAGCAGAATAACATGCCCTGTATGTGGACATATATGCAATGGTAGAATTGAATTTGGTTCTCACATAAGGCGTTGTCAAGCAGTGACAGGCGAGAGAAATTTCAAATTTAATCGAAAAAAGAATTCAAAAAAGAAAAAGAAAAGATAATTACTCTGGACGCTTGATCTCCATATCCATCAATCCTTTTACTTCAGACGGTGTTTCAGTATATTCAGGTGCAAATTGTTTAATTTCTTCTTCATCCCACTCCTCGTGCAGTTTTTCTATCTGAGAATCTACACTAGACATCTCCATGTCAATCTTACCTTCTATCCATTTTTCTTTCAACCATGCAATAAATCCTAATCCAAGATGTTGAATGAATGGATTTTTAAATTTTTTCTTTACCCATCTTTCTGCCTTTGCATACCATGGGTCTACTCCTTTACCAAATTGTTTTTCAAATTCTATTTTCATCTCTATAACTAAGTATAAATAGGTTGAAGGAGATAGTGTAGTATTTATAGGTATGCCGTTAAGCAGACTCGAAAATTTTCTCAAGAATGTCACAGGTAATGTAATTTACGTTAATCCTGAAGAACTTGATGCAACAGATGATATTAGTAATAAGGGGAATAGTCGAGCAAGACCTTTTAAAACTATTCAACGTGCTTTAATTGAGGCAGCGAGATTTTCATATCAAGTAGGAGAGAATAACGATAGATTTGATAAAACAACAATCTTAGTATCACCCGGTATTCATTATATTGATAATAGACCCGGATTACAAATCAATACATCAGGTTCTCTTACCGATGTAAATGGTACTGCAGCGACGATTGATCAATTATCAATTGGAAGTAATTTTAATATTCAAGACCCTAATAATGTATTATACAAGTTTAACAGTGCCAATGGTGGTGTAATAGTACCTCGTGGTACTTCAATAGTTGGATCAGATCTTAGAAAGACAAAGATAAAACCAAAATTTGTTCCTCAACCTGATAATAATAATATTGATAATGCAGCGATATTCAAAGTTACAGGTGCATGTTTTTTCTATGGATTTAGTTTCTTTGACGCCGATCCAAATGATAGAATTTTTAGAGATTATACATCAAATGTATATGCTCCAAACTATTCTCATCACAAACTAACATGTTTTGAGTACGCTGATGGCGTGAATACTATTGCGGGTAAGGGTAACACCGACCTTGACATGTATTATTATAAGTTGACACTTGCTTATGGTACTAACAGTGGTCGTGCTGTACCAATTTATCCTTCAAATACAGATTTTGAAAAGTTAATTGATGAAACTCGTATTGTAGGTGCTATATCACAGGTAGGAACTATTTCTATCAATGACATATATTCTGGTGCAAATCCAACAGACTCAACAGCAACACCCATTGTTACTGTTATAACTGCAACTAATCATAATTTCGAGGTAGGCACACCAGTATTAATAAATGGTATTGGTGATTCAAACTATGATGGAAGTTATATCGTATCTCAGATTCTTAGTGATACTTCTTTCACTTATGCTGTACCTGTAACACCTACTAGCACAGCAACACCAAATTTATCTGGAAAAAATGCAGTTGTAAAAATTGAAAGTGATACTGTTTCATCTGCATCACCATATATTTTCAATTGTTCAATAAGATCTGTTTTTGGTATTTGTGGTCTAAACGCTGACGGTAGTAAAGCAACTGGATTCAAGTCCATGGTTGTGGCACAATTTACTGGTATCGCACTTAATAAAGACGATAATGCTTATGTCAAATATAACACTACGACAGGTGTATGGCAAGATCAAGCAGCACTCGGATCCTCGGTAAGTTTACATACAGATAGTCTTGCTAAACATAAACCATCTTACGAAAACTATCATGTAAGAGTAAGTAATAATGGTATAATTCAAGCGGTATCAGTATTTGCTATCGGTTATGCTCAACATTTCCATGCCACCACTGGTGGTGATATGTCAATCACCAACTCTAACTCTAATTTCGGTGCTAAGTCATTAGAAGCAGATAAGTTTAGATTTGAAGCATTTCTCAAAGATGATAAGGGATTCATTAGGGAGATCAATCCTCCACAACAAAGTTTTGCAAAAGAAAATACAGTAAGATTTTTACCTTTAGATGTAGATGCAACCGTAGGTGTATCAACAGATATCAAGATTTACATAGATGATTTCAAGAATCAAGATAATAAACCAACTGTAAATCTAAACGGATTCAATGTTGGTGGTAAAGTTGGAGATAAACTTCATGTAAGTATTGGCACCACAGTCTATGCAGCAGACATCCTCATGCCTGTTCCTCAAACTGATCCTGATGAAAGAGTGTCAGGTAAGAAAGAGATATTTGTGGGTAGAGTTTCAGGTATTAACAGTATAACAGGGAATACCTTTACATTACAGTCTGATCATAAGTTCATAACTGGTGAGACTGTTAGAGTTTACTCTGAAAACGGATCACTACCAGATGGATTAGAATATAATAGAGTTTATCATGCTATAACTGCATCACTCAATGCTGATCAGATTCAATTAGCATCAACTTTGAATAATGCCGTTGCTGGTAATGAGATCACAGGCATCAATAATTCAGGCGGTATTCTTCGTATAGTATCAAAAGTATCAGATAAAGAAGCAGGTGATATAGGACATCCCGTACAATTTGATAGCTCAGGATGGCACATAAACGTTGGTGCAGGTAATAGTTTATCCAGTGCTATAACAGCAAACCAAAGTGCTATAACACCAAAGACTAGGACCTCATTCATAAAGAGGTCGCTGGATAGGCGTAAAGAATCAGAAAAAAATTATGGGTTGAAGTACGTCATATCTCAAGATTCTAGTCTCGCATCACCTCCTATAGCAGGGTTTAGTATTGCAGAAACATCTTCAGTTCCTGATGACACAAACTATCAGAATGATAATAATGTTCT